ACCATTAGTGTCGATAAGGGATTAACCCAAGCGGCAGACGAAGCCGAGCCACCTAAGACGGTTGCGGGTGAACGACTGATTAAGATGTTGCCTCAAGCCCGTAGAGCGTTACTGGCTCAAAAGGAATATACCTTCTTGCAAGACAAAGAGGTCTTTCACGATTCACTTCATGCCAAGCCTTGGGTTGGTGATCAGCCAATTAGAAAACGCTGGACGGCTATTTTAAGAAAGGCTGGGGTTCGTTATCGCAGACCATACCAAACGAGACACACTTACGCATCGATGATGTTAACGTCTGGCGAGCAATTGGGTTGGTTCAGTAAACAGCTAGGTCATAAGAATGCGAACGTCACCACAAGCATTTACGCTAAATGGATTGAAACTATCGATTCTGACTCAGGCAATCTAATTGATGAGAAATTCGGGGACGGCAGTTCGATTTCCAAACGAGGAACCGAACTGGGAATGTTGGTTAAAAAGTAACCAAAAAGGGTCTAAAATTGGTACAAATGCCACACCCACGCCACAACGCACTTATAAGTCATTGATTAATATAGGATAGACGGGGGTTCGACTCCCCCCATCTCCACCACTTGGAAGTAATAAAAGGCAGCGTTTTCAATCACTTGAAGCGTTGCCTTTTTTCATTGTGGCATAATAAACGCCTATATTTGCCACAGATTGCCCTTGTCATGCCACAAGATCTGCCACAGTATTAGATTCTACTAATGGATTTGTTCGGTTTGAAACCGAGAAAGTCTAATCAGGGGGAGGGGTTAATCAAAAACATTTAATAAATAATTAACCCCTCCCCCATAAAAAAGGCCACCTTTCGGCAGCCAAGCTCATACCGAGCAGGAGAATTACTTTTTCTTCATTACGCTATCAGCCAAACCGCCACCAAAATAAAACATGACGATACTGAGCATAATCCAATCGATTTGAAATTCACTTAATATTCCTTTTACTGCGGCTACGTCTTTATCCATGAACATCATTCCTATGACTAGGCAGTAGGTAGATATATAGGTAATGGCAAACATGGTCGCCAGATAGCGTTGAGCAATTTTAAAGGGAGCATAACTCCGCATTAAGTCTGTCTTGGCTTTTGTCTTAGCCGCAATCATCTCGGTATCAGAAGTATGGAATGAATCAATCAAGTCCATACCTTTGCTGATAACGTCACCACTACCAAAAATTGTATTTAGAATACCCATATCAATACTCCCCTGATCTGATAATGTCCGTGACCGTGATAGCCCTTTGGCCTACTTGAGTTGCCCATCTGCTATCAAGAAACTCTGCTGATGCTGTTTTATAATCACCCCTAGCCATTGCTGCCAAGGCTTTTGTAAACGTCATTAAGCGAGATAAACCCATATTGAAACACATATCCATTATCGCATCTTTACGCGCAGTGCCTAGCGTCCTATACCAAATAAACGCTCCTGAAAGCTCTGCATTCACTCTTTTTACATCATTGGCTAATAGGTAGTTAATTTCATCTGCTGATAAGCCTATACCACCTTTAACATCAATATTTCTGCCGACACCTATAGTTGTTTTGCTTGCTGTACATTTATAGGCGTGGGTTCTCACCCCCTCATGATGCCTAAGCATTTCAATAATTAAACTCATGCTGCCGCCTCCAGTTGACCTATACCTACCTTGTGGCGTTGGATTTCCCCATACAGCTTGTCATACACAATTGCACTCATAGTGCGTTTAGCGCCATAACCTGAGTCCGAGTGCCATGCGTCTGGCGCTGGCAATGCTTGGAATGTTTCACAAAGCATGCCGCCGATCTCAATGGCGGTGTGATGATGTACATGGCCCATAAGAAGGTGCTTATGCGGCAGTCCCCAATCTTTGGCTAATGACCTAGCTACATACTCAAATGCTCTCTGCGGCTTCATACGGTCGCCGTGGTGCGTTACAAGAAGGTTATTGCCGTAGGTAAGATTTTGAAACTTGTGGGCATTATCCATAATTGTTACTCGCGGCTCACTCTCGTAGAACCCCTGCAACATGACGTTAATAACCCTTGATGTGTTGTCGTTGTGATTCCCGCGAACCATCATTACAATGATGTTGTTATGGCTTTCTAGCATCATCTCAATAGATTGGCGGTATATCCTCTGGCAAGCGGCTATCATTTCGCCATAGTCGCCATCCATATCCATGTGATTATTGCCTGACGTGGTGGTTCCAGCCTGGTTATCAAAGTGTTGGAAATCACCTAGATCAAGCAATAGAGCCGTATCCGATCCGCCCGTAGCTTTAATTAAAGAGCTAACCGCCTCAAGGGTTACTGCCTCTGCTATTTCTAGCGTCCATTCGCCCTCGCCTCTGTTTCGGCTATTGGAAACTTTCATGCCTATATGGGCATCACCTATAACAATCGCTGTAAGCTGCTCAGGAAGGTCTTTAATGGGCTTTCTTGGTGTGGGCTTATACTTAGGCAGATCCTCCATTAAACCATCTGCAAAGGCTTGTAAGGCGGCTTCTTGGCTCTCTTTCTTTAAATCACTTTTCACCCACTGGCGTATGGGTTTACCGTCCTCATCGTAAAACGTGCTCACTCCCTTAACTATGTGAGTATTAGGGACGCTATGCACATAGTTATGCTGGGGCGACCAGCCTTGCTTAGCTGCCTGCTCCTTGGCACGTTTAAGTGTGCGCTCTAATCCACGGTGATTAATGCCTAGTGCTGTAGCTGCCTTAGCTTGAGAGCCATGCTTGATAACAGCGTCAATGATCTGACCCTGGCGTTCTGTTGCGAACTGTTTAAGGCTTTCTAGCTCCATGACTAGCTCCGTAACATAAAGGCCGCAGCAGAGACTAAAGCCGCGATTAAGATGCGAACAAACCATTCGTTTGAACTACTGGTTTTACCCTGCAAGGCGATTGCAATTTTATTCTCATCAATCTCTTCACTGTGCTTATTTAAACGACTATCTTGGGTATTGTTATGGTTCAACAATCCATCGATCTTCGTGTCTATAGCGACCAACTTAACCATAGCGTCAGCTAGCTTATCGATCTTTGCTTCTAACCTGTCAAATCTAGCGTCAGATTCCATTCTGTTATTCCTTCAATTCAAAAGTGATCCACGTTAATGTGTCTTCATCCCATTCTGTATTTTCATGTGTCTGCGTCACTGAGGATTCCCACTGACACGTTGATTCAATAAGTACCCAGCTTGGGTATGGCTTAGGTGCTATAAAAGCATCTCTTACAGGGTCATAAGTAAAGCCTATAGCTGCTTCGTTCTTATAGAGGCTGCTATCTGATGCAAGCCATGTGCCGCCAAGTAATGATGTGCAAAAGTCTGTACCGCTTACATCCGTTAACGATTCATCAGCAACTACAATCACTTGAGTTACTACGTTGTTTTCTAACTGTGCGAAGTTTGTCATTATGCTGTGTAACTCCCTGAGCCAGTGAATCGCATGATAGTGTCAGTACCTGATGTGGTTATGACTGGGGAGCCTGTGTGGGTTCCTGTGTAGGTTGAGGTTGCTATGCGTAGGATAACTGTACCTGAACCTCCATCACCACCGTAGGCTCCATTATGACCGCCACCACCGCCGCCTCCACCAGTATTAGCGCCACCAGCACCTCCTTGTTCTGTGCCATTTGTCACACTACCGCCTACGTTAATACCAGAGCCACCTAGTGCTGTATTAGTAGTACCGTTGGTTCCCCTAGTACCACCACCACCACCACCACCTATTCCGCCATTACCAGCAAAGCCAGCTGTATATGTAGACCCGCCACCACCACCTGCCCAGTTGTATGCCGTACCTAATATGCTATTAGAGATACCAGCTCCACCATGACCCGCAGTATCAGAAGCGGATGCGCCTGTGCGAATTCCACCTACCGCAGCAGAACCACCACCGCCACCACTTTGATAATTGCTGGTCGCTTCTGTTGTCTGTGCTCCACCAGCATATCCTTCTCCTGCCGTACCAGCGCCACCAGCGTCAACAAAATAGCCCTGTGCACCGCCACCTGAGCCTCCAGATAAAGGGCTTTGGGCACTATGGGCGCCACCACCGCCACCACCGACAGTTACTACGTTAGTTATATCGGAACCCACAATGGAGGATGCGCTGCCACTGCCTCCTGCTGCCCCAGATGCTGCACCAGAGCCTCCAGAACCTACAGTGATTGTATATAGGGTACTAGGCGTTAATGTAAGAGCAGTTTGTACTGTTGCACCTCCTCCTGATACTGACCCCCATGATGTGCGTAGACCGCCTGCACCACCGCCGCCTGCTAACCGAGAGCCACCTTCACCGCCGCCTGCAATAACAAGGAAGTGAGTTGTGTAGTCTAGGGAAAAAGTCCATATACCAGTACCATTAAGGTTAATTTGCTCTACAGTTGAGCCATCAAAAGTGGCTGCTGTTACATTTGCCATATCTATACTTTGTGTTGGCATATACCCACCTACGTTGTTATGTTGAGCGTGGTTCCACTCATAGCGTAAGTAGCAGCAGCGGGGCCTGTAGAGCCTGTAGAGCCTGTAGAGCCTGTAGCTCCTGTAGGCCCTGCTACAGTTGAATCAGCTCCTGTAGAGCCCTGAGCACCTGTAGCTCCTTGAGCACCTGTAGCTCCTGTAGCTCCTGTAGAGCCTGTAGGCCCTGCTACAGTTGAATCAGCTCCTGTAGAGCCTGTAGAGCCTTGAGCACCTGTAGCTCCCTGAGAGCCTGTAGCTCCTGTAGCTCCTGTAGAGCCTGTAGGCCCTGCTACAGTTGAATCAGCTCCTGTAGAGCCTGTAGAGCCTTGAGCACCTGTAGCTCCCTGAGAGCCTG